CGCGCCCCGAGCTTTCCAGCACCGGGGCGCGTTTGCTTCTCCCCGAGTTCGGTGGGTCGCCGGCGAAGTTCAAGTACCGGCAAGGACGCGAATACACGTCGGCCGCGTTCGACGTCGGCAAAGCAGTCCACGCAGCGGTCCTCGGGGTTGGTGCTGAAGCCGTCGCATACCCGGAAGATGTGCTCGCGTCGAACGGCGCCGCATCCACGAAAGCCGCAAAGGACTGGGCTGACAGTGTGCGGTTCGAGGGGAAGATTCCCATGAAAGCCGCCGACCTGCGACCCATCACCGGCATGGCAGAAGCCGTGTTGAAGCATCCGACCGCGCGGGCGTTGTTCGAGCTTCCCGGTCACAGGGAAGTGTCCGTGTTCAGTGAGGTTGACGGGGTGAAGGTTCGGGCACGGTTCGACGCACTCACCGACGAAACCCCGCAGGGTGTGTTCGGCATCGACCTGAAGACCACCTCCGACTCCGCTGACGGTGACACGTTCACCAAGACGGTCGTGAAGTACGGGTATTTCCTGCAAGAGCAGTGGTACCGCGAAACCCTCGGCCAGGACATCCGCTTCGCCTTTGTTGTCGTCGAGTCCACCGCCCCCTACCTCGTCGCAGTCCACGAACTCGGACTCGCCTACAAGGACATGGGGAAGACGCTCGCAAAGGTCGCCCGCACCCTCTACGCGGACTGTGAAGCGACGAACACGTGGCCCGGACACCCCGAAGACGTACAAACCCTCGAGCCTCCCGTGTGGGCGGCAATGGCACACGAAGAACGCTACGCACTCAGCTCAGAAATCAGGATCTGACATGGAGATATGTAAACACTTCGGCTGCGGCAACCCCAAGGGAAAGGCATTGGGGTGGTGCAACGCGCACTACACACGCAATCTGCGTGGACACGACATGGACAAGCCCGTCAGAAAGCAAGATGCGACGGACGAAGAGCGCTTCTGGGCGAAGGTGGACAAGTCGCAGGATTGCTGGATTTGGACAGCGGCGAGAAACAACACCGGGGGATACGGCATCTTTCGGATCGACTCGCGCAACATGGTCGCGCACCGTGTGGCTTACATATGGGCGAACGGACCCGTGGCCCCCGGATACGAGGTCGACCACACCTGCTTCAACCGTTCTTGCGTCAATCCCTCGCATCTTCGGCTCTTGACTCATCAGGAGAACGGACAGAACCGGGCGGGGGCGAACGCCAACAGCAAGTCAGGTGTGCGAGGTGTGTATTGGGCGCAGAACCAATGGATTGCCCGAGCGTGCATCGGACCCGAGACGATCGAGGTCGGTCGATTCGATGATCTCGCTGACGCGGAATGTGCGATCACGGAATGGCGGCGCGTGAACATGCCCGTCTCGCTGCAAGACCAAGAGGGGCGACAGTAGCCATGGACATCAGAAAGACCACAGAGCCCGATTCCTCGCAACTCAACTACGACGATGTCGCCTCGGCGCCGTTGACGATCACCGTCACCGAGGTGAGGCAAGGCCCGCCCGATCAACCGGTGGAGCTACATAACGCCGAGTTCCCGGGCAGGCCCTACAAGCCCGGGAAGTCCATGAGGCGCGTTCTGATAGCGGCGTGGAGTGCAGAGGCGTCGGCGTACGTTGGCCGGCGCATCACTCTCTACGGCGACCCGACCATCAAGTTTGGGAAAGACGCGGTGGGTGGCATCAGGATTCATGCTCTGTCACACATCACCGAACCCCTCACCGTCGCGCTGACCGTGACCCGCGGCAAGCGTGCACCGTTCACCGTGCAGCCCCTCGTCCCGGATGGCGGCGTTGTCGGCCTCGCACTCGATGACATCGAGACTGCCGACTCAATCCCGGCATTGAAGGCCGCATGGGATCTCGCCGCCGCTCGTGGCGTCCAGAACCACCCCGACGTCGTCGCCGCGAAAGAGGCGCGCAAGACCGATCTCACCAAGGAGTCGTGATGAACAGACCATTCGTTCGCCTCTGCCCCTGCGGATGCCGCATGTACGGGGTATGGAAACAGAAATGGCCCGACACATGGGAACCGCAGCACGAACGCGACTACCCGCGTGAAGGACTCATCCACTTCTACGCGTTCCTGTGGGAAGCGATGGACACCGCCGTGCACGAAGCATCCACCGAGGGTGCGCGACGGCTCCGTGAGGCCATGGCCCGCCACGGGGTAACGACAACACCGCCGACGACCACGTTCCCGTCATGGAAGCGGTGGGCATCGTGACTGTTCTTGATGCACCCCGGGTAGACACGATCATCCTCGACGAAACAATCCTCGACGACGAGCCGTCCTGCCAGGCCGCATACGGGTGCGACAGGACCGCCGAATGGTCGTGTGTGATGCGGTGCTGCGGCGACAGTGCGAGCCTCTGCGACCCGTGCGTAGGTAAGGCACGGAAGGTAGCAGACGGGTGCTACATCACGTGCGCCCGCTGCGGTCACAGGTTCGGTTGGACCCGGTTCGAGCTCGTCGTCAGAACGAACCCGATATGAGGTGGCCGGCGAAGGTTGCTGACACCATCCGGGAACGCTCAGGCGGCGTCTGCGAAGGATGCGGAACCCAACCCGCCACGGAGATGCATCACCGTCAGTTCGCCTCGCGTGGGGGGCGTTCGACGGTCGAAAACGGACTCCACTTATGCGGATGGGGAAACCACACGGGAGACCACGGGGTTGCTCATTCCGCTGAGGGTCATGAGCTCGGATGGTCAGTCCACTCGTGGGACAAGCCCGCACACGTACCCGTCCTATACCGGGGAGTCATGTCCTGGCTCACCCCGGACGGGCGAGTCGTAGACGTCAAACCTGACCCGATCTTTTAGGGAGGCCAGTTATGTCGTCAGAGTCATATTCGCGCGGCGACCCGTGGGTTATGAACCTCATCACCATGGCATCCGGTCCCGCAGCACCCGCCCGTGACGCCGCCATCCGTGCCCTCTGGATCAACCACGGGTGGACGGTCGACGACATCAACGAGGTGTGTTCTGTGGGGCTCGACATCATCCGGTGGGCACTCAACCACCACCCGATCAGCAGACCCGAGAGAGGGGACTGAATGCCACGTGACGCACGTCTATACATGACGTTCCCCATCGACTTCTGGACCCACCCGAAAGTGTCACGCCTCAGTGACGCCGCGTTCCGGGCGTTCGTGGAGTCCAACGGTCAGTCCCGCATGAGGGAGACAGACGGGGTGCTCGAGCCTGACGATGCCGAGTTCCTGTGGAAGCCGGATGTCCTCGAAGAGCTTGTCCGCTCGCACCCGTCACGCCCGCTGATGTTCAAGGACGACGACGGCAACTACGTGCTCCGGGACTACGCAGAACACCAGTTCACGAAGGATGACCGGGACCGCCTGTCTCAGAAGCGGAAGGAAGCCGCGGAGAAGCGCTGGGGTAATGCAAGTGCATTGCAAGTGCAAAGCAAACCTATGCAACCCGATGCAAGGAAAGGGATAGGGATAGGGACAGGGGAAGGTAACGAAGTAGATGGTTACGTCTCGTCGGCAGTCGCTAACGCGACCGACCGACCCGAGATCACCGAACTCCTCGACCTACTCGATTCCGAGATCCGAGCCAACGGCGGCAAAACACCCGCTAGGACGAAACGGAACATCGACGCCACCCGCCTCCTCATCGACAAAGACGGACGCAGCGTCGACCAGATCGCTAAGGCGATCCGTTGGTGTCAGGCCGACGAGTTCTGGCGAGCAAACATCCTCAGCATGTCGAAGCTGCGTGAGAAGTACGACCAACTCCGCCTCGCCGCAACACGGACGGCGGGCGGAACGAAGCAGTCCCGTGCGGATGAGAACGCCGCCGACTACTACCGCTACTACGGAGGAAACGATGAACGAGCCGGAAGCGTTCCAGCTCTTGACCCTGGCGTCGGCTAGGGATGGCCGGAAGGTGTCGCCGTCTGTGGCGAAGGTGTGGGCTGGGGATCTCGCCCGGGTGGATCTTGATGTTGCTGTGGAGGCCGCGACCCTGCATTACCGGGAGTCGTCGGATTGGCTCATGCCCGCCCATGTGATCCGTAACGCCCGCCGTGTCCGCGAGGCCCGGGAACGCACCGCACGGTTGCGCCGGCAACTGGAACCCGAGAAGCGGGAGTTCTCCGAAGAGGGGATAGCCGCGTACTGGGCAACAGTGCGGGAATTGAAAGCAGCGAAGGCGGAGGGGGAGTCATGAGACCGCCCGAGTCTGACTGCCCGGGACATGAGTTCTACCGAGCAGGCAAGTGGCAGAAGTGCCGCGCGTGCGACTACCTGGAGCCAATCGGGATGGTTTACCTGCCGGAGGAGGCGTCGTGAGGCGTATGTCGGAAGCGCTGCTAACGGCCCGCGGTGTGCTGCTTGAACAGTACGGTCACCCCCACACATGGGTCAGGTTCGATATCCCGGTGCGGATTGTGGACGCCCGCCCACGACGGAACACCCCGAACTATTTGGGGTGGGCGCGTGTCGACGCAGAACCGGGGGCGTCTGGGCGTGTCCCGGTCAGGTGGATCAACGAAACCAACTTCAACAGGTACTACCGAAAGGTGCGGGAATGAGCGAGCCGTGTGTCTTCTGTGACATCGCCGCCGGGAAAGCCCCGGCCAAGCATCGGGGTACTTGGATCTCATCCATCGCGTTCGAGCCGCTGAACCCGGTCACGGAGGGGCACTTGCTGGTCGCGCCGCGTCGGCACGTCCGGGACGCTTTGGAGAATCCCAGCGTGACCGCCGCGACCATGTACGACGCCGCCGCACTGGTCGACATGGTTCGCCACGTCGATGACCGCTACAAGAGCGTGAACCTCATCACCAGCGTCGGCGCACCAGCAACGCAGACCGTCATGCACCTGCACATTCATATCGTGCCGCGCTCTGAAGGCGACGGGCTCCACTTGCCGTGGACGGATCAGCAAAGGAACGAGGCGTCGGCATGAACGTTCCTCGTGTTCGTGTCCCTATGACCATGTCCGGGTACTGCCAGCACCCGTCAACACCCGAACATGCGGGGTGTGAGCGTGCGTCGTGTACCTGCACCGACTGTAACCACAACGAACGGAGCGAGACATGAGCGAGGTTCGCGAGGCAATTGAGGCAAGGCTCGACCAGGAGTTGCTTGCATCCGCGGCGGGCTGGCGTCACATCAAGGACGCCGAACGCGTGCTCAAGTCGTTGCAAGATGCGGTGGTGCCACACGACGTTGAAGCCCAGCGCCTCCGCATGGCACTGTTCGCGCTCGACGGAGAGTCGATGAAGAACATGGGCGACGCCAACGTTGCGAACAACCGGCGACAGTCCGAGCTGCGCAGTGAATCGACTGCCTAGCACTCAGCCATCCCAGTCCACTTTTTCGAGGGTCACACCGTAATGGTGTGGCCCTCACTGCATACCAGGAGACCCACATGGCCGCACCGTTCGTCTGCGACCCCACCCACAAGCACGGCGCCACAGGCACCTGCTACCAGAAGCACCGTTGCCGTTGCGCCGACTGCAGGGCACACCGCGCGAAGCAGGAACGCGACCGTGAAGCAAGAGCCCGCGCCGGCCGAACACAGGAATACGTCAACGCGATCATCACCGTCCCCCGCATCATGCAGCTCATGCGTGAGGACTGGACGTATGCCGATATCGAAGCGGTGTCAGGTGTGTCCGTTCCCACCATCTCCCGCATCATGCGCGGTGTGACCGTGCGGGTGGAACGGGAGACCGCTGACGCACTCCTCGGCACCCACCCGAAGATGCGGCACCGTGCACCCGAACCCCGCAAGGTCGACGCGACCGGCACAGTCCGCCGCATCCGCGCCCTCGTTGCAGTCGGGTGGACGTTCTGGGCCATCAGTGCACGCGCCGGGCACGCGAAAACGTGGGCGTACAACATCACCCGCTCCACCGTCGTCACATCACCCACCCGCGACCTCATCGCCCGCCTCTACGACGAAATGTGGAACACCCTCCCACCCCGTGACACGCCTGTGCAGAAGCAGTCGTACACCCGGTCGCGTGGCATCGCACAGAGACACGGTTGGGCGTCGCCCCTCGCATGGGACGACGACACCATCGACGACCCGGGCGCGGAACCAGAACTGCCCACCGTCGAAGAACTCTGGGCATCCACCGTGGACTCCGCGATCGCTGGGGAACAACCCGACCTCACCCCGGAACAACGCCGCGAAGTCATCAGCATCCTCAACGAACGCCGCTGGTCAGGCAAGAAGATCGCGAACCACATCGGCTGCAACGTGAAGACGGTGGAGCGGGTGCGGGCCGAGCTCGGGTTGCCGATCTACCTCGCAAACAGCACCCACCACAGGAACGGGACGTTAGCAGCATGACTGACACCGTGTCGTTCTTCATCGAAGGTGTCCCAGTTCCTCAAGGGTCGAAGACCGTTTCGCAGGCGAAGGGTCGGGCGTGGTTGCGGGATGCGAACGCCGCCCGACTGAAACCGTGGCGGCATGTTATCGCCACTCATGCGGACCTTGGGGTCACGTTCGACTGTCCAGTCATCGTGACCCTTTCGTTTGTCCTCCCACGCCCCCAGAAACCCCGCTGGGGCGCACCGGGCGTGCGTCCCGACGTCGACAAGCTCTCCAGGGCCGTCCTAGACGGTCTCACCGATGGCGGACTACTTGCCGACGACTCACTGGTCGTGACCCTTGTCGCGACGAAGCGTTACCCAAACCCCGGAGACCCTACCGGCGTCGGAATCGACGTCACCGAATGGAGCAACTAATGGCTGGCGAAACCATCATCACCGTCGTCGGAAACCTCACGGCTGATCCCGAGCTGCGGTACACGCAGAACGGCCTCCCCGTCGCGAACTTCACGATCGCGTCGACGCCGCGCAACTTCGACCGTCAGGCGAACGAGTGGAAGGACGGTGAGGCACTGTTCCTCCGCGCGTCCGTGTGGCGCGAGTACGCCGAGCACGTCGCCGGCTCACTGACGAAGGGTTCCCGTGTCGTCGCGACCGGGCGACTCAAGCAGCGGTCCTACCAGGACAACGACGGGAACCAGCGGACCGCGATCGAGCTAGAGGTTGACGAGATCGGCCCGTCGCTTCGGTATGCGACTGCGACCGTCACCCGTGCAGCAGGCGGCGGCGGAGGAGCGCCGCGGGAAAGCGCACCTCCCGCGGCTACTGCCGACGCGTGGTCCACCCCCGGCAGCTACGGCGACGATTCGCCCTTCTGAAAGGCGGTGTGACATGAGCCGATTTGAAAGTCTCGTCGCCTCCGAGTCATGGGACCGCCTCGTCCGCGAACTCGTAGAGGCGCGCGACGAAGAGGACCGCGACGGCGAGCCGCTAACCGACTACGAGGTTGCTGAGATCGTGCGCCACATCGTGTTCGACGTTGACGGAGATCTGATGGGCCAGCCGCGTCCTTGGTGGAACCCGTCGAAGGCTCAGCAGGCGGTCATTGACGCCGTCCGGAACCCTGCACCCGAACCCCCACAACACCGCTGCGGGGTCTGTTACGGGCCGTATGGGCGGTCCGCCATCCCCTGCCGAAACGACCCAGGAACGAGACACTATGCCGCGGATACTTGATCTCTTCTGCTGTCAGGGCGGAGCCGGTACGGGATATGCCCGTGCCGGCTTCGACGTTGTCGGGGTCGACATTGACCCGCAACCCCTGTACCCGTACGCCTTCCACCAGGGCGACGCGCTCCAAGTGCTGCGGGATCTGCTGCTGTCTGACATCCTCGGAACCCCCGTCATCCTCGGCGGGGTCGAGTACGTGTTGCAGGACTTCGACGCCATCCACGCCTCACCCCCGTGTCAGGCGTATTCGACGATCACCCCGGACAAGTCGAAACATCCGGAGCTGATCGAACCGGTGCGGGAGTTCCTCATCGAATCGGGGCTCCCGTATGTCATCGAGAACGTGGACGGGGCGAAACGGGAACTCATCGACCCGGTCATGTTGTGCGGGTCGTCATTCGGGTTGAGGGTCCGCCGGCACCGCTGGTTCGAGTCCAACACACCCATCATGACGATGCCCTGCCAGCACGCCACCCAAGGTCAACCCGTGGGGGTGTACGGGGATCATCCGGACGCGCGACAGGTTCTCCGCCCGAACGGTACGTCACGCGGCGCGAAAGCGACATCGGTGGACGACGCACGCGACGCCATGGGCATGCCGTGGGCTGACTGGGCCGGATGCGCCGAGGCCATACCCCCGGCGTACACGGATCACATCGGCCGGCAACTGATCGACCACCTCACCCGCGAAGGAGCAGCAGCATGACTGAGATCCCGGAGACCCCGATTGGTGATGCGGTGCGGGGTATGGCGTTTAGAACGTTGACGTGTGCGTGGTGTGGTGAACAGCCGATGCGGGGGACAGCACGGGATGTGGATGGTGCCGTGTTGCCGTCGTGTGGGCAGAAGGGACACGGGAAACCACTATGACCGCGAAAGGGCAGACGATGAGCGATGGTTTGAACCGGCTCATAAACGAATGGTCAATGGAGGTGGAAGTGGCGGGTGAGCCTCACATCCAGACCTTCCGGCCGCTGATCGACGAGCTCACTGACATGGTGCGGCCGTCGATGAACGCCCGCGGTGGGGGAGGGTTGCCGTCCACGAGGAACCTGATCGACGTGAAGGCACTCGATCTCCTCACCCACATCCAGGACGTGTCCCGCGCATGGTTGAGTGAATGGCTTCTGCCAGCCACAGGGACTACGCGGGGCGACATCATCCGGTTCCGTGTCCACGCCGACACGCTCCACGACACCGGCACCATCGAAACGGGCGACTGGGAACGTCTCACCTCGTACCCGGACACGTGGGCATCCCGCATCTGGGATCTCCTCGAGCCGCCCCTGCAACGCCCCCTCCGCGACTCACCGTGTCCCCGCTGTGGGGCGGCGAAGGCGGAGAACGAGGGCGGCGAAACGACGGATGCTCTGGTCCTCGAGCAGCGGTACGGGCAGGAACCCACCGCCGTCTGTCGTGCCGGCGATTGCACCGCCGTGTGGGTGGGTGCGGAGGGGCTAAAAAGCCTTGGGCGTGAGCTCGGAATCGAGTTCGACACGACCGCACTCATCTCCGAAGAGAAAGTTGAATGACACGCTTGTAATTTCGTTGATCCGTGTGTAGAATGACACTTGCCTAGGTGAAGTGTCTCTACACGCTTCCTTGCTCCCCATCGTCCTCCGGGCCTGATGGGGGTTTTTCATCTCCCCGCTGAGCGAGACCACCGCCGAAACGGGTTCGAGAAGGCCGACGTAGCAGCCGGCCGCATCAACAAACACGCCGTGGCGTGCGAGAGCCTGGCCCGACACAACCGGGTCAGGCTCTCACCCTTTCACTTTCCCTGTGCACGCGCCCCTGCGTAATCCGGGGGAGTGTGCACCCAACCATGGGAGCGACCGTGGACCCGATGATTGAAGAGCTCGCGGAACCGCGGGTGAGAGCAACAACCGGTAAGTCCCGCATGGACGCGTGGCTTGACACTCTTCCCGAGGAGCGGCGTGAAGCCGTCCTCACCGCCGCGCGCAACCGCGAATGGGGCCACACCGACCTCTTCGAGAAGCTGCGCAAGTACGGCGCCCCCGAGATGGCGGACACATCCTTCGGGGCGTGGCGTCGGAAGAAGGGGCTTCCCCGTGTCTCTTGAAGAAGCCCTCAGCAACCCGCCCGTCGTGGTACCGAAGCAGTACCAGCAGCACGCCGAGTTCGACGAGAACGGCGGTACAGCGGCTACCGGCCCGGTTCGTCGCATGGTCACCGACTACCGGGAACTGCTCACACTCGCCGGCCTCGACCCTGACGCCTTCCGCATCGTTGGCAAAGTGTCCCAGTGGTCCAAGACACACCACGACAAGGAAGACACCTACAGTTTCTTCTTCACCTTTGAAGCCCTCACGGCTGGTGAAGAAGCTATCGACCTCCCTGCCCTCTACGCCGAGGCGAGACGCAAACCACGAAACCCCGTCAGGGGTACGGCTTCGAGCCGAGTAACTGTCGTCGCCCTTTCGGACGTTCAAGCGGGCAAGGTAGACCATCGGGGTGGAACACCCGAACTCATCGACAGACTGCAAGCGATGCGCGAGAAACTTACAAAGCACCTCGCCAAATGTAAGCCGCAGTCAACGGTGCTCGCTGAGGTTGGTGACCTGTTCGAGGGGTTCGAGTCGGGTGGGAACCCGATGTTCACCAACGACCTGTCCCTAGCGCAGCAGATGGACCTTGCCGGTACCGAGGTGTACCGGTTCATCGAGGTCATGCAACGGCATGGGCGTGTTGATGTGGTGTCGATCCCGTCGAACCACACCCAGTGGCGTTCCGGTAAGCAGCAGCTCGGACGCCCCGGTGATGACCTCGGTATTTTCGTGCACCGTCAGGTTGAGAAACTGGCCAACGCGGCCGGTATCGACGCGCACTGGACGTTCCCCGACATGTACAACGAGTCCGTCGTCATCGACGTCCTCGGCACCGGTTTGGGTGTGGTCCACGGGAACCAGTTCAACACTGGCCAGGCGGTCACATGGTGGCAGAAGCAGCAGCACGGTGGCATGCCCACCGCAACCGCTGACATCCTCCTCACCGGCCACTACCACCACCTCACCGTGCTCCCCTCAGGCCGTAACGCCGTAACGGGACGCCAGAAGTGGTGGTTGCAAGCGTGCACCACCGATAACGGTTCCTCGTGGTTCCGCAACATCGGCGCGGGTGATAGCGACGCTGGCCTGCTCGTCTTCGACATCACCGAAGAAGGCTTCGATCTGAGCTCCCTAACCATCCTTTGAGCCGGCTGGAAGGCGGGCCTTATGTCCGTCACCTATGGAACTCGCCAGTGTGCAGTCTGCAACGCAAGCTTCGCGGCTCGCTCGAGCACCGCTAAGACGTGCTCGAGCGAGTGTGCGCGTGAACGCAAGCGTGCGTGGACCAGCGAGTACCAGCAGCGAAACCGCGAGAAGATCCGCGAGAAGGATCAGCGCTGGCGTCAGGCCAACCCGGAGAAGCAACTCGAACGGTCCCGGCGATATGAAGCCGCTCACCGCGAGGAACGCAACGCCAGATTCCGCGACCCGGTGACGAAGTCGGCGCAGTGGCAAGCGTGGTACGCACGTAACCGCGAAAGGGTCATCACGCGGGCGACCGAGCGTGCTCGTGCGAATCCGGACGCGCGACGCCTAGCGCAGAGCAAGCGTCGGGCGGCAACGCAAGGCGGCACCGCTTACCGTCTCACGCCTGACGATCTCCGACGCGAGGTGAATCGCCGTGGTAGCGAATGCGGCTACTGCCAAGTTCGCCCCGGAGAGCACTGGGATCATCGCGTGCCTCTGGTCCGAGGCGGTTCTCACGGGATCGGGAACATGGTCCTCGCCTGTGCCGAGTGCAACCTACAGAAGCACACAAAGACTGTGACGGAATGGCGGGTCTGGCGAGTCCGTATCGGCCTCGACGATCTGCCCGTCCTCTAGGACAGGCGGTGTCGCCATGCTTGATGCGACCAGACGGTGTGACGGGAAAGAGTGCGGCGCGCAAGCGTACGTGTTCGTCGAGATTGGTGAACACGAGCTCGGATATTGCGGCCATCACGGCACGAAGTATTGGGCCCGTCTCCACGAGGTAGCTGACCGGGTGTTCGATTTCCGGTACCTGATCGCGGAGGACTCCTGATGTGCCGGTGTGACACGGACGAGTGCGGGGAAGCTGTCGCGGAGTACGTGGATTCGCGGATTGGGCGTCTCGTCGCAGCACAAGCCGACCCCGTAAGCGGTGAGGCTGACGTTGCGCATGTTGAGGGTGAGGGCTAACAGTGACCGAAACCTGCACGATGACACTGGTCCTCGATTACGACTCTGTGGACTGCTACCTGAACGCTGGTCACGCCGGCCCACACAAATGCGCGGGTGAGGGTGGCAATCTCTGGTGGGACTACGCCAGATGAGTGACACCCGGCGCCGCAACTACCTTGGTGAACCCATCCGTGACGGTGAACACGCCAAACGATGCCCCGCAGCGGACTGTGACCGGTGTGTGAACGGGGCCGCGAAGAAACCGTGGCGTCGATGGTTCAGACGGACGGTGCGATTCGATGAATGACCGCGTCTCACGGCTGCAAGACAAAGCCGAAGCCGCCGCGGATCGTGGTGACCTCGAGCAAGCTGAGACGTACCGCATCCTCGCATCCCAGGCCGCGTATTTCGCACGCAAGGAAGCACAAGCGTTGAACCGGATGCTCGAGCATGTCAGGAAAGACGACTGATCTGAGGGGGTTCTCGTCTATCTCGTCGCGGTGACGACGCAAACCACACCACGGGGCTGACAGGAAGGCCCGTATTAGAGTCCGCGCGTTTCGCGCTTTCTCTAATACGGACACACCGGTTTCGATTACCGGCAGCTCCACGAGTCGATGTAACAGGGCTACCCGGACTCCAAACAGGAGAAGGCTCTGGCGGTGTGCTTGTAACGGCACTCACGCACGCTCCGAATAAGGCGTGCACACAGATTTCCGATTCCCTTCGACACCTGAACCTCCGAGGTACACCATGCGCGTGTGCAACGTGGCCGGATGCCCAACCCTGTACGAGGGGAAGGGTGGACGCTGCCCCACATGCACCACCCAAGCGGACAGGGCTAGGGGTACAGCACGGGACCGGGGTTACAACACACGTGGACACCAAGCCTTCCGCAACCACGTACTCACACGCGACCCCATCTGCGTCATACCCGGGTGCATCAACTTCAGCACAGTAGCTGACCACTACCCGTTGAGCAGACGCGAACTCCAAGAACGTGGACTCAACCCCAACGACCCAGCACATGGACGCGGCTTGTGTAAGCCACACCATGACAGTGAGACGTCACAGCATCAGCCAGGTGGATGGAACACCTGAACAGATGTTCGACCGACCACGTCGAGGGGTGGGGGAGACCCTTCATCCGAACCCGGCAAAGGACCGCCGGGGAGGTGAAAAAAACCTCAGACGGGTTCAAAACGTTCTGAAAGCCGCCGATTCGAACGCCTGTTCGATGTTCCGTGTCTCGCAATGAGGCCAGCGCAATGCTGAGGAGTTGATGTTATGCCTTCTGGTGGAGCCCGTGCCCGTAGTGGCCCTGCACCTGATCCGAACTCGTATCGGTCGATGGATCGTGAGTGGATTGACCTTCCTGCTGGCGGTTACGCCGGTGATGTTCCCGACTTTCCGTTGCCTCGCGCGATCCAGTTCAACACGTTCTTCGAGGATGGCAAGAAGGTCACCGAGAAGGATGATGGCGAGACCGAATCTGTCTGGGATGCTGAGCTCGATCTGTGGTCGGATCTGTGGGCGAAGCCGCAGGCTGCTGCGTGGGCGTCGCTGGGGCTGAAGTATCAGGTCGCCGCCTATGTGCGTGCGTTCCTCGAGTCCGTCAAGGCTGACGCGGTGTCCGGGTTGAAGACTGCTGTGCTTCGGATGGAAACGGAGCTCGGTCTGTCGATCGCCGGGATGCGTGCGAACGGCTGGCGGATCTCTGACGGGACTGCTGCTGCGCCCGTTACGACCGCACCGTCTGCCCGTAAGACTTCCTCGGGTGACTGGCTGAAGGCTGTCTCCGTTGAAGGGGCCTGATTACAAGATCCCGCCTCGTACACGTTCCCTTGGCTACCTCGGCATGTGGTGGATTGAGAACCACTGTGTTGTCCCGGAGGGCGACACTGCTGGCGACCCGTTCCAGCCGACGTTGGACCACCGTGTGTGGTTGGCGAATTGGTATGAGGTTCGTCCGACTGCGAAGCCGGGTGAGCGTAACGTCGCGTTCCGGTACCGCACGGGGCAGTGGATGGCCGCTCAGAAGGTTGGTAAGTCGCCTGGTGTGGCTGCTGAGACGTGCCTCGAGTTCGTGGGGCCGGCGCTGTTCGATGGGTGGGCGGTTGAGGGCGACTATTACGCGTGCGCTGATCATGGTTGCCCGTGCGGTGGCGTGTACTTCTACGAGGTGGGTGAGCCGAAGGGCCGCCACTGGCCTACCCCGCGTATCCAGCTTGCCGCTGTCGTTGAGGATCAGGTGGAGAACACCTGGGGTGCGCTTATCCCGATGATCGACTCGGGTCCGCTGTCGAACATGATCCGTACCGGTGAGGCGTTCATTCGTCATCCGAACGGGAACCGTGATTCGCGGGTTGAGATTGTGACGTCGAAGGCTGACGGCAAGCTTGGTGCGCGTATTTCTGCGGGGAAGTGTGATGAGACGGGTCTGTGGACTGATTCGAACAAGATGAAGAAGTTCATGCGTACTTTGCGGCGTGGTGCTGCGGGTATGGGTGGGCGGGTGTCGGAGACGACGAACCCGTATGACCCTGCTGAGGCTTCTCAGGCGCAGGATACGCATGAGTCGAAGCGTAAGGATGTTCTCAAGCATTACTTCCCGCCGCCGTCGACTCTTCGGTTTGATCTGAAGAAGGATCGGGCGTTGATCTTTGCGTTCAACTATGGCGGTTCGCCGTGGGTGGATCAGCGGTCGATTGAGGCTGAGTCGCAGGCGTTGGCGGAGGCGAATCCTGCTGAGGCGGAGCGGTTCTTTGGGAACCGGATTGTTGCTGGTTCGGGTTCGTGGTTTGAGATGACGAAGTGGGCTGACCGGAAGGTTGAAACCCCGATCGTAGTTTCGCCGCGGACGAAGGTGTGTGCCGGGTTCGACGGGTCGAACAACGACGACCACACCGGCATCCGCCTGGAGACTCTTGACGGGTACCAGTTCACTCCCACCTATGGCGACAAGCGTCGGAAGACGCATTGGCGCCCGCAGGACTGGGATGGTCGTATCCCGCGTGCTGAGGTGATGGCTGCGTGGTCGGAGCTCGCATCAGGGTTCGAGATCGTGCGCGCTTACCTTGACCCTGCGTTCTGGGAGTCCGAGGCCGACACTCTTGCCGCTGAGCATGGCGACAAGGTGTTCATCAAGTGGGCTACGAACCGTCTGAATCCGATGCATGCGGCGCTCGAGCGGTTCCGCACGGACGTCTACAACTCGGAGTCGGACTTCCGGCATGACGGGGACGTGGATGTCGAAGCGCATTTGCGTAACGCGATCCTCCGTGCGCGCGGGGTCGACCCGGCGACGGGTATCAACCGGTACTTCATCGGCAAACCTACCGACCCGCAGAAGATCGACCTCGCTATGACATCCGTACTTGCACACGAGGCGCGCATGGACGCTATCGCTGATGGGGCGCTCGCTGTAGCACCGCCCGAGTACACCTGGATTCTTTGACCTTTCGATTGGGAGTTTCATGGACTCGAAAGAAGCTCTCGCGCTTGTCAACAAGATCAACAAGCGGCTTGTGGCCCGTAGGCCACAGATCGATATGTTCGAGCAGTATTACGCGGGTCACCAGAAGCTGACATTTGCCACGGACGAGTGGCTGAAGGCCAATGGTGCCCGTTATTCGGAGTTCTCGGACAACTGGTGTGCGTCTGTGACGAACGCTATTGGGGAGCGTACGAAGGTTCTGGGCGTGAAGCTGCGTGGTGAAGATCCGATGGTTCGGGATGCTGCTACACAGCGCCGCGCGTCGGGTCTGTGGGATCACTGGTTGCGGAATCAGATGGACGCGCAGTCGTCTCAGGGGTTCCTTACGTCGTTCAATGCCAAGCGTTCTTACGTGATGGTGTGGGGTGACGACGCTGAGGTGACATGGGAGCACCCGTCGAACGTTGAGATCGAGTACGACTGGATGAATCCGCGTAAGCGGAAAGCGGCGCTGAAGACGTGGGTTGATGAGACCCACGAGTACGCGAACCTGTACACGCCCGACCAGTTGTGGAAGTTCGCGCGTCCCCGTTCGTCCGCTGCGGCAATGGGGAACGAGCCTCAGTCGGTGCAGATGGCGTCGCTGTCGTCGAGTTCTTGGGGTGCGTGGGAACTGCGTGAGGTTCCTGGCGAGCCGAACCCGCAGCGGAACCCCATGGGCGTTGTGCCCATTGTGGAGATCCCGAACCGTCCTATGTTGCGTGGTGAACCGGTCTCTGAGATTGAGGCGGTGATCCCGAAGCAGAATGCGGTGAACCTCCTGTGGGCTTACCTGTTCTTCGCTGCGGACTATGCTTCTATGCCGGCGCGTGTGCTTCTTGGTGCTCAGCCTCCGATGCGGCGTATCCCTCAGTCGGATGGCACGTTCCTCGAGCAGCCGTTGACGATGAAGGAGCTCAACGAGACGCGGTTTGCTGTGTTCTCGGGCGAGAACGCGAAGGTTGACCAGTGGGATGCGGCGAAGCTGGATGTTTTCACTGATGTGATCGACATTCTGGTGGGGCACATCTTCTCTCAGACCCGCACGCCTCCGACGTACCTCATTTCCAAGGTGGGGATGTCGAACGTGGGCGGCGATGGGCTGGAGAAGTCCGAGCTTGGTCTTGTCAACAAGGAATACGAGTTCCAGACGTATGCGAACCCCGGTATTCAGGAGATCTTCCGTCTGATCGCTCTCGCGAAGGGGGAAGACTCTCTCGCTGATGAGGTTCGCATGTCCACGATTGTGTGGAAGAACCCGGAGATCCGCTCGGAGTCGCAGCTTGCAGACGCGCTTCTGAAGAAGCGGCAGACCGGGTATCCGCTGGAGTGGATCATGGAGCGGGACGGCATCGACCCGTATGACATGGCGCGTATCAAGCGGATGCTCAAGGAAGAATCCGATGTCGCGATGGGCGTTGGTGTTCAGGCGGCGTTGCAGGATGAGCTAGAGGCGGACACCGCTGATGGCGACACTGCTTGAGGTTGCTTCCCGCCATCAGGACCGTCTCGTAGCGGAATCTGAGCGCACGGCCGCACAGGCGTCTCTGTTGTGGGGCCGTATGTCTGCTGGGTCGCTTGAGGCCGGATGGTCTGCGATTGCCCCCGAGCTGGAGGCTGCGGTTTCGGCGGGGCAGGTGAACGCGGCGCGGATGGCGTCGGTGTTCACCACTCGGGCGCTGGGGTCCAGTGGGCCGGAGGTGGTTCCGGAGGCGTTCGGCGGGGTAACCCGTGAGGGCCGCTCGGTCGCCCCGGAATTGTACGCGGCGGTGACCACCACGAAACTGCTGATTGGTCGCGGTAGTGGCGTCGGGGAAGCGTTCAGGGCTGGCGCTGCACTGATGCACGTAATGGCTGCGACGCTGGTACGCGACGCGGGACGGATGGCCGATAAGACGGCCGCGGTCGGGCGCGGGTCTCTGTTCAGCATCCGGGTGGTGAACCCGGGGGCGTGTTCGAGATGCGCGATCCTCGCCGGCGTCAAAGGATACCGGACGGACTTCAAGAGGCATCCGGGGTGCCGGTGTACGTCAATGCCGTTGTACGAGAACGAGACGCCAGATGGGTTCTTCTCGTCCCCGTCCGACTATTTCGAGTCGCTGTCTTCTGCGGAGCAGGAGCGGGTGTTTACGAAGGCGGGCGCCGAGGCGATCAGGGCGGGTGCAGACCCTGTGAAGGTGGTCAACTCCCGCCGTGGTGCTCTCACTGCCGTGAAGCGTCCTGACGGGTCGTATTCCCGCGCATCGTTGCGGCCGGTTCAGATCGGTCGGAAGGCTGACGGATCGCCGCTCATGGTCTACGCGACCCCGGAGGGCACGACGGCGCGTTCAGCATGGGCGCGCTCCAACGATGACCTCTACCGGAGCGGTTCGGACAGGTATCGCCGAACGAAGACGCTCCGCCTTATGCCTGAGCAGATCATGCGCATGTCGACCGATCCGGAACGCATCGCAGAACTTCTCAAACAGTACGGGTACCTGTACTGAAAATTCTTCCCGCTCCTTATGGGCGGAAGGCCGCAGCGCAACGCTGCACCAACTCAACCGAGGAGCAATTTCTCATGTCAGAGCAGGAGACCACCGCAACGGTGGATGACGAAACGCAGGATGGTGCACACGAGCTCGAATCGGGTGAGGATGCACTTGGGGACGCCGGTAAGCAGGCGCTTGATCGGATGAAGGCGGAACGTGCAGCGGCGAAGGCCGAAGCGCGCGATGCGAAGACCGAGCTCGAGCGAATCCGTGCCGAACTGGCGTTGCGAGATAAGCCCGCTGAGGAGCAGGCGCTTGAGGCCGCAAAGGCTGAGGCGCGTGCCGAAGCGACCAGTGCCGCCAACCTTCGGGTTGTGAAGGCCAACCTTCGCGCTGCTGCGACGGGCAAACTCGCCGATCCGACCGACATCCTTGCGTACCCCTCGATCGTTGACCCCGGATCTTTCGAGGTCGATGAAGACGGGAATGTCGACTCTGACACTCTCGCGGACGCAGTCAACGAACTCCTTGCGAAGAAGCCGCACCTTGCAGCTCAGCAGGGCAGGTTCCAGGGCGGCGGTGACGGTGGGGCCAAGGCGCCCGCCAAACCGGCCGCTGATGACATCGACGACGCGATCAAGGCTGCAACCGCGGCGCGCAACTTTGCGCTCGCGGCAACTCTCAAGACGCAGAAGGCTGCGCAGAAAGGCTAGACCATGGCTACTGTCTCTGGTCTCGGGACGACGTTCAACCTCCCGAACTATCACGGCGAACTGATCGCCATCACCCCGACTGACACCCCGCTCCTCTCGCTCTCGGGCGGTATCGGCGGCGGCAAGTCGACTTCTTCGACCCGGTTCGAGTGGCAGACCGAGGATCTCCGTGACCCGGAGATCAAGTCGCGCCTCGAGGGTGCCGACGCCCCGGCGTCGGAGGAGCGTTCGCGGGACAACCTCGACAACGTGGTTCAGATCTTCCACGAGTCGGTCAGCACCTCCTACACGAAGCAGGCTGCGACGGGTCAGTACAAGACCGTTGAGGCGGCTCCGTGGACGTCGGCCGATGGTGTGCCGAACCCGGTTGCGGACGAGCATGGACACCAGGTCAGCAACGCGCTGAAGACGATCGCGCGCGACGTCAACTATGCGTTCTGGCACGGCGTCGAGGCGAACCCCACGACCAACGCCACCGCGCGTCAGATGGGTGGCCTCCTCGAGGCTGTCACCACGAACCGTGTGGCTGTGGGCGAGGTTTCCGCGACCACTGCGACCGACACGGCGACTGGTACGCACGCGTTCTCGAACGGCGACAAGATCGTCATCACCGACGCGGGTTCGACCGGTCTCCGCACCGACCGCGTCTACTACGTGGTTTCGATCTCCACCACCGTCTCGTTCAAGATCTCGGCCACCCTCGGTGGCTCGGCGATCACACTTGGGACGTCGGCGATCACCGTCATCGAGGCTGGCACTGCACTGACGTGGGACAACTTCTCCTCGTTCATGCAGGGCATCTTCGACAACGGCGGCATCAGCGAGCAGGAGACTGCCACGCTGTTCGTCAGCTCGCGTCAGAAGCGTGCGATCTCGTCCGCTTTCGCTGACTCGTTCGGCAAGTCGGACCTGTTCGCCGGCAGCCGCAACGTGGGAGGTGTGAACGTGCAGACCATCGAGACCGACTTCGGCACGCTGAACGTCGTCATCGAACGGGCGCTGGCTCCTGACACGATCGCGGTTGTGTCGCTCGAGCAGGTCGACCCGGTGTTCCTCGAGATCCCCGGCAAGGGTGTCCTCTTCGAGGAGGAGCTGGCTCGCACGGGTGCGTCGATCAAGTCGCAGATCTACGGCGAGATCGGCCTGAAGTACGGCAACCCGCTCGCGCACGGCGTGTACCGCGGCCTGGCGGTCTGAGCCATGGTCGCATTCGCCACCGCCTCCGACCTGGGGGCGCGTCTGATGCGTTCCTTCTCGGTTCAGGAGGAAGAGATGGTTGAGGCGTTGCTGGACGACGCTGCGGCCCTCATGCGTGGTGTAATGCGCAGTCAGGTCTACCCGGTTTCCCAGTCGACGTACGTTGCGTACCCGACTGGGGGCCGGGTGGACCTGCCCCAGGACTTCATCGTCTCTGTTGACGCTGTGGAGCGTGACGGGGAAGCGGTGGAGTACACGCTCCGTGAGGACACGATCACCGTGGACTGTGACGAGCCTGTTGATGTGACGTTCTCGCACGGGCTGAGCGTGGTTCCTCCCGACCTGAAGAGCATCAACTGTGTTCTTGTTTCGAGCGCTTTGGTGACGGTTGAGGCTGGGTTGGGACTTGGCGCCGGGGGGCTTAGTTCGGTGTCTATTGATGACTTCCGGTTCGCTTTCGCTGATGGCGGGGCGGCGGCTGGCATGACGATGCCGGCGCACGTGCGGGAGTACCTGACGACCCGGTACGGGCGTTCGGCGTGGGTGGTGGACACAAGGTGAGCATCCTTAGCGGGGCGCTTGGCATGGGTCGCGCGCAGGCTGAGGCGCGGTTCACGGAGACGTTGAAGGCGTACACGGTCACGCGTACTGGGCCGGATGCTGATGGGCTGTACACCGATACCGAGGTGACGGTTTATGCGGCTGTTGCGGGTCGGGTGAAGTACCCGACTCTGACGGTTTCTGAACGGGAGCAGGGGTCACAAGTCCCTGCCGTTCAGGATGTTCAGGTTCATGTTGCGGTGGGTTCGACGCCGAATGTGGTTGTGAACGTGTTGTGGCGGGTGACGGCGTCCACTGCGGATGCGTCGCTTGTTGGGCGGGTGTTCCGCACGATGGGTGAGGCGCAGGCGGGGCAGGTTACCGCGTCACGGTATCCGGTTGAGCGGGTCACCTGATGGCGGACGGGATCACGTTCAACTTCGATGATCTGGACCGTCTCGCTGCGGATCTTGAGTCGGTGCCGAAGAACATCGGGCCGTTCCTCGAGTCCGCGGTCAAGTTCACGTCGGTGCGTATCAAGCGTGGTGCGGCCCGGAAGGTCGGTAGGCGTCGGCACTTCAAGCAGGCGGCTGCGGCCATCGACTTCGACGTGAAGCACTTCAAGGGGTTCGGGGCTGAGGTCATCCAATCCGAGATCGGTTACAACAAGGACAAAGACGAGGGACGCCTGGGCAACTTGGTCGAATACGGGGCGCCGGGTTCGCCGAACGCGCTGACGCCGGGAAACGAGCTCGTCACCACCCTCCATGAAGAGGAACCCGACTTTGTTTCTGGGATAGAGAAGGCCGTCGATGACTCGCTGCGGAAGGCGGGACTCTGAGTCGATGTCAGAGGCCGACGATAGAATGGGGACGGCCCCAAACCGAGTGCGGAAACACTCGCCGGGGCCTAACCATCCATCAAGGTCAGTTGATTGGAGGGCTACCGTGAATGGTACCCGGTCCGCGCGGAGCATGTCGCTCGAGGAGCGCTTCGCATCGAAGTTGGTCCCCGCTGCTAACGGCTGCATCGAATGGGGAGCGTCGCGTTTCCCCCAGGGATACGGTCAGATCAAGGTCAACTACCAGAATCGCAAGGCGCACCGCGTGGCGTGGGAACTGGCGCACGGCCCCATTCCGGACGGTCTGGTCGTGTGCCATCGCTGCGACAACCCTCCGTGCTGCAACGTGGACCACTTGTTCCTGGGAACGCACAGCGACAACACCCGCGACATGCATGCGAAGGGCCGCGCAAACAAGGCAAACGCGCGCAAGACGCACTGCCCTCGCGGACACGAGTATTCCCCGGAGAACACGCGAGTGAACGGCAGGGGAAGCCGAACGTGCCTGGCGTGTGACCACGCGTACGGAAAAGCGCGCTGGGCTAAGGAGAAGGCGACCTCTAATGGCGAAAAGACACACTGATGCGTTGAAGGCGAAGACGCAGGAGATTACGGCGTTCGCTACGAAGACGTTCATCACGCTAGCACCGCATGAGACGGCCGCGCCGTACATCGTGTGGCATCCGGCGCAGGGCGAGAACGAGCAGACCGGTATCACTGGCCCGCGCGTGCGGAAGTCCCCCCGGTTCACCGGGCACATCGTGGGCGACGACGCGGATCAGGTTCAGGTTCTTCTGGATCTGCTCGAGACGAAGCTGTTCCCGGGCGGTCGGGGTATCACCCTCACTGTGGCGGGGGAGCGGTCGAAGCCTCTCTGGTTCTCGTCGCCGTTGCCTATTCAGGTGCAGACGGACCCGCAGCCGACGATCGTTTACGCGGTTGTTGAGGTGGGTTGGTCCGCTGACCCCGAATGACCACTAGTTCGCAGGAGCCCTCGCCGCGTGCGGGGGTTTCTCCAGTTAAGGGGGTCCGCATGGGCAACAGAAAGTCTGGCGGTGCGATCTCCGGTCCGGGTGGGCCGAGTGATGACGCGGCTGGCCTATACCGGCTGAGTCCGGGCGAGGCGGTGTGGTCCGCGGCTGATGTGGAAGCGATGGGTGGTCGGGATGCCATCTACGCATTCCGGGACGCACTGAAGCGTTCACCTGAGCCCCCGCCCGCACCGGGTCACATCGTGCTCGAGGACGTGCACGGGAACCGGGTGACGGTGACCGAAGCGCATTGGCGTCGCTGGATGGCGGCGCTTTCACAGACCTTCCGCCCCGTGGCGGAGACACCGGACACGACCGTGTCCATTGAGCCGCCCACGGGCGACAAGACAGAGGAGAACTGACATGGCTCTTGAGGACGTTCCCCAGTCCGTGAACTGGGACGACAACCTGCGGATCACTTGGACTGCGGAGGCTGACGACGCGAAGTCCGCTGCGGACCTTATTGCGGGCGTCGACCTGACGTACTCGCTGAAGACGCTCACGCGCACGATCAACGAGGCCCGGATCGAGGACCCGCGGCTGACGCTGAAGCAGATCCTTGAGCGTCCCGGCAAGATCACGGAGACCGTCGAGGTGCAGTACGTGTTCGGTGACGACGCGGATGTTGCAGCGGCGACCCTGATCCAGGGCACGAAGGGGCATCTGACGCTTCGGTACTCGCTTCCGAACTCGACGGTTTGGGCTGCGGCTCAGGTTGTCGATGTCATCACCGTTGAGTGTGGCAAGCAGCGTAAGGACTCGCCCGTTGAGAACGGTGTGCAGACCCTTACGCAGACGCTGTTCGTGATCGACATCACTGAGGACGACGTCGCGATCGCTGCGTGATTGGTCCGGCATGGGTGGGTTCTCCACCGTCCACCCATGCCGGTTCATTCGCGGTGGAGAGTTCCAGACGACGATGAGGAACCTTCAACATGTACGTACGCACAGGAGAGCGTCACGCCTACTCCCAGGCCGACGCGACTCACCCTGAGAACCAGTTCGCATTCTCTGTCTCCCCCCTCCCGGTACGGGACTGGGCTGAGACGGCTCTGAAGGCGGCACAGGACGCCTACTTCGCCGAGTGGCCCGAGGAGCGCAAGCGCGCCTCTTCGCTGCTGTGGCGTATCGAAAAGGTCGGCGGGCACGAAGACCCGACCCTTCGCATCGCTATCGGCCACAACAGTATGGACGCGCAGGCGGTCGCTGACGCGGCAATGAAGGCCCTCCGCCGCGACATCGGGGGTGCGTGATGAGCATTCAGGATCTGATTGAGAAGGCCCGGGCGGAGGCGGCTACACCCGTCACCGATTCGGCGAACGTGGTCGTTGGCGGCGAGATGGTCGCGCTGACGTTCACGAAACTGCTGGGCGCGGAATGGTCCGCGATTACGGCTATCAACCCGCCGCGCAAGGGTGCACAGCTCGACTCGAACCTGGGCTACAACCTTGACGCTGCAGCTGGTGCCTACCCGGTCGACAAGCTGACGGTGGCGGGTGAGCATCCCACCGCAGCGGAGTGGGTTGAACTGTACGGGCTTCTGGATTCCCCGTGGCGGGAGACCATCGCCCTGAAACTGTGGGGACTGAACCAGCAGGGGCCTGCGGCGAGAATCCTCACACTGGGAAAAGCTTCCTCGGGGGCCGGTTCCAGGAAGAAGCGGAACTAGCCCTCGAGATAGGTGTCTCACCGCGCCGGCTCTCTGGCTGGGAGCCTGCCGAGGTGACGACTTACGAGTATGACGGCGACCGTCTGGTGAGTTCGGTGACGATCCGTGAGGCGGAGTTCTCGCCCCTGGATGTTGCTGCGTTGCTCGAGGCGCGTCGTCGTGCACGGGTTCGGCGTGGCCCGCACGGGTACACGGTTGCGGAGGCGACTGACCCGGACAACCAGTTCGCTTTCGTGGCTAAGCCGCGTCAGGACTGGGCGTTGCGTGCGATGAATCAGGCGCGCGCGGCTTACGAGGCGGAGAACCCGAAGGCTACCGATCTGGGTTCGCTGGTGTGGGACGTGCAGAAACGATCGTGAACACCCCGAGCGCGAGTAGCACCAACGAGGGCATGTAGAGCCACAAGGTTCGCAGCAGGTCCAGTCCGAGGGTCATGTAGACCGTCACGCCGGCGAGCAGCACGGCGACCGCTATTAGTGCTGCGCCCGTGACGGTCTTTGCCCTCATGCAACCGAACAGTACCGGACTGCCGGTCGAGATACATCCCTGGAGGGTGCATGACTAGGCAGGTTAAGGCTGAACTGTCGATTGGGTACCAGCAGTACGTCGATGGGATGAAGAAGGCCGCTGCGGCGACCCGTGAGACGGCTACTGAGGCTCAGAAGCTTGCGGAGCAGCGGGAAGCGTTCACCCTTCTTGGCCGGACGGCGCTTGCGTCGGGCGCGGTCATTGCTGCGGGGCTTGGGGTTGCGGTCGCGAAGTTCGGAGAGTTCGACCAGGCGATGTCGAATGTCGCTGCGACGGGTGAGGATGCGCGCGACAACATTGAGGGGCTGCGTGATGCGGCGCTCGAGGCTGGCGCTACGACAGTGTTCTCTGCGACCGAGTCTGCGAACGCGATTGAGGAGCTGGCGAAGGCTGGTCTTGGGGCGTCGGAGATTCTGGGTGGTGCGCTGACGGGGTCTCTGGACCTTGCTGCGGCTGCTGGTATCGGTGTGGCTGAGGCTGCGGAGATCGCGGCCACTACCCTCCAGCAGTTCAGCCTGGACGGTAGCGATGCCACGCATGTGGCTGACCTTCTGGCGGCAGGTGCAGGTAAGGCCATGGGCAACGTGGGCGACATCTCGCAGGCGCTTGGTCAGGCGGGTCTGGTTGCGGACCAGTTTGGTGTGTCCGTTGAGGAGACGGTGGGTTCTTTGGCGGCGTTCGCGTCGGCGGGCCTGCTTGGTTCCGATGCTGGTACGTCGTTCCGGACGATGCTTCTGCGTCTCGCTAACCCTACGGGTGAGGTCCGCGATCTCATGAAGGAGATCGGGTTCGAGGCGTACAACACTCAGGGCCAGTTCATTGGTCTGTCTGGTCTGGCCGGCGAGCTCGAAACGTCCCTTGCAGGGATGACGGACGAGCAGAAGCAGACCACGCTGGCGATGATCTTCGGTCAGGACGCGATTCGTGGTGCGACGGTTCTCTACGAAGAGGGCGCGGAGGGCATCAAGGACTGGACGACCAAGGTTGATGACGCCGGGTATGCGGCTGAGACTGCGGCGACCAAGCTCGACAACCTGAAGGGCGACTGGGAAGCGCTGAACGGCGCCGTTGACACTGCCCTGATCTCGATGGGTGAGGCCGCGGACGGGCCTCTGCGGTTCTTCACGCAGGGCCTCACGAATCTCGTCGACAAGTTCAACGAGATGCCTGCCGCTGGTCAGCAGGCAGTGTTCTGGCTTGGTGCTGTCGGTAGTGCGGCCGGGATCGCGTATGGCGCGTATCTGTTGCTGATTCCGAAGGTTGCTGAGTTCAACGCGGCTCTGGAACTTATGAGCCCGCGGACTCAGTCTGTCGCTAAGGGTCTCAGCACGATTGCGAAGGTCGGCGGCGGTGCGATCGCGGGTCTAGCGGTCGGTGTTGTGGCGCTGGATGCTCTCACGCAGGCGTTGAAGGACATCGGTCCCGAGGCTGAGGAAGTTGCCAACAAGGTGACGTCCGCGAGGAACGCCGTGGATCTGCTGGCTTCCTCCGCTGGCAAGTTCGGCGGGTCCGGGATTGAGCTCGCTACGAAGCAGCTCGAAGAGTTGGGTGCCGTGCTGGACCGTGGCGGTGCTACCGGTGCTGAGGACATCATTGGGAACTCGACGATCTCGAACCTGCAACTGCTGGGTACCGAGCTCGGGAAGATCGCCGATTCGGACCTGCCTGCGGCGCAGCGACAGTTCCGTCTGCTTGCGGATGCGGCGAACCTGACCGAGGAGCAGCAGTTGCTTCTGCTGGATCAGATGCCAGCGTTCAAGTCGGCTCTGACTGAGCAGGCGACTGCTGCGGGTGTTGCTGCTGATGGGCAGGAACTTCTTGACCTTGCTCTTGGTCAGTCTGAGGAGTCCACCAAGGAGAACGAGGACGCATTGCGCGCCCTTGCGGGTCAGGCTCAGTTGACGGGTGAAGAGGTTGACGGGCTGGCGGACCAGATCCGCAACTTCGGGGCTGTGACTATCAGCGTCAAGGAGGCTCAGTCGCAGTTGCAGCAGTCTCTTGATGACCTGACGGCGTCGGTGGCGGAGAACGGTGCAACGCTCGATCTGAACGAGCAGGCGGGCCGGGATAACCAGGATGCGCTTCTTGATCTTGCGGAGGCGTCGAAGGAACTCTCGGCGTCCACGTATGAGCTCACGGGTTCTGAGGAAGAGGCGCGACGGGTTGTTCAGGAGGGCCGTGAGGAACTGATCCGACAGTTGGAGCAGTTTGGTCTTACGGGGCAGGCCGCGGAGGACTATGCGGATGAGCTTGGGCTGATTCCGGAGAACATCGAGACGTTCGTCAATGTGCACACTGATGCGGCGTCCACGAAGCTGAACGATTGGTTGCGGTCGTTCAATGGCCGTCAGGTCACGTTCAGTGCGGCGGTCACGGGGCAGTCGGCTCCGGTCGGTACGGGGACGGTCCTGCTTCCGGGTCGCGCTGGCGGCGGTGCGATCTCTGGTCCTGGTGGGCCGACAGACGACGGCGCCGGGGTGTATGCGCTGTCGGACAACGAGCACGTACTTACTTCGGCTGATGTTGATGCGATGGGTGGTCAGCATGCCGTGTACGCGTTCCGTGATGACCTGCATTCCGGTGGGGGTGGCGGGTTGGGGCGGTCTGTGCAGGTCAATCAGAACATCTATCCCGCTGAGGGCATGAGTGAAGCGCAGATCGCTCGTATCGCTGCGGAGCGGATGGCGTTCGCAGCTAGGGGGAACTGATGAACGCGACTCTTGGTGGGCTGACGTTCGTTGGCGGTGGGGGTGCGGCTACGTACACGATCGAGGACGACGGGTTGAAGGGCTGGTTTGAGGGTGTGGAGATGCGTCGCGAGACCATCCCACGCCCGAACGGTGACGGTGACTTCGATGCTCCCGGATACCTCGGGCCAAGGCTCATCACTCTCACGGGACTCATCCTGACCGACGACGATCCTGAGGCGTTTGAGGTTGCTATGAAGGCGCTCGAGGATCTGCTTGCGGATGGCGGGATTGACACGTTCACGGTTGAGCAGGCGACGGGGACGTACACGTCGGAGGTTCGCCGGCATGGTTCCCCGGAGGTCGACATCGAGGTGTACGGGCAGTCAGCACGGTACCGGTTGCAGTTGTGGGCTCCCGATCCGACGAAGGTGTTGCTCCCGTGACGTGGGTGAACAAGGTCTACTACACGCATGACGGCACCTACGCGGGGACGCTTCCGTGCAGCGATGCCGACTGGCAGACGCGGATTACTGGGCAGGGTTCGGCGGTCCATACGGTGCGTGCGTTCGGGTCTGGTCTGTCTCAGGCGGACGTTGAAGAACTGACGCTTGGGAACCGGTACACGGTCACTCAGGAGTGGGCGGCTACCGATCACGTGGCGTATGCGGGGGTCATCCAGCGGGATGTGTGGGACGACAAGTCTCGGTCGGTGCGTCTGTCCAGCGTGGAGCTGCGGGGTGCGTATTTCAACGACCGGATGATGTGGCCGGTGTCCGCGTACCACCCAACGAACTCCGTGCTGACCGTCACGAACAAGTCACATGCGGGCGCTGTGCGTGCCATCTTCGACCCGTTGTTCGCGATTGCGTACCTGCCTATCGACCGGCCTGCTGACGGGTCGGGTGGGTTCTCCGCTGATTGGAAGTACAACGAGCGGTTGAAGATCGAGGACCATCTTCAGCAGGTTGAGGACGATGGTTGCGAGACGTTCCTGCGCCCGTATCTGACTGGCGGGAACCTGCGGTTTGAGACGCTTGTTGGTTCTCCGGTGGTGGAGATCGGCACGGAGACGACGTTCCCGATTCGTGGGGATTCGTCTCCGGTGCTCGACTTGAAGGTCACGCGTGACGTGGTCAGGCAGATGACTGGTGTTGCCGCGTTCAGCGGTGGTGGGAAGTCTGCGATTTCTGCGGCTGCGTTCGCGGGTGGTATCGAGGGTCCCGCTGCGATCAGTGTCCGCGATACGTGGGTTGACTTCGCTGACATCACTGACCCTGACCGGTTGCAGGCCGCAGCGGATCACACCTTCGCGGCCCTGCAATTTCCGACATCGGCGTGGTCGCTCGGGTTGAGCATCTTCCCGGGTGGGCCGGAGTTCGCGGCGCCGGGGAGTCTGCTGGGGGCGACGGTCGAGTCTGGGCATGAGCGGTTGTCGGCTGGCACGAAGCATCTTCGGGTGGTGGCTTTGTCGGGTTCCATGGGTATGACGGTGACTCCGGAGGTGCATGATGCCGCTTGATGATCCTTCGGACCCGAGTGCTGAGACTCGCAGGTTGAAGAAGCGTGTTGAACGGCTCGAGGCTGGCACTGCGGACGCTCCTGGGGATAGTTCTCATCCTGGTGCAGGTGGCGATTCCATCCTGTTGGGTACCGATGGTCTAGCGGACGGGTACGCGTCGGTTGCGGTCGGGTTTGAGGCGAAGGCTTCTACGATCACCGACACGGATGCGGATGAGGCTGTTGCGGTTGGTACGGCGGCGACTGCTGATGGGTTCGGTGCGATCGCCTTGGGTGGGCGGTCGTATGCGCAGTATGAGAACGCGATGGCGCTTGGGTGGTTGGCGTTCGCGGGGCACGAGTTCTCTACTGCTGTCGGGCATCAGGCGGTTACGTCGGCGACGCATCAGGTCATGCTTGGCCGGGCTGAGGACACTGTTCGGGTGCCTGGGAATTTGACGGTGGTGGGGACGTTCTCGAACCCGTCTGCCCGTCATTTGAAGACGAACATCATTCCGGCGCCGGTCCTGAGCGACATTTTCCCGGAGCTCACCGAGTGGGAGTACATCGACGGGGATGGCCGGCGTCGGCTCGGGTACATCGCTGACGAACTTGTCGGGACCGACGCGGAACGTTTCGTGACGTTCGACGAAGACGGGCGCCCGGCTGGGATCGACTACCTCGGCCTGCTGGTTGTGCAGGTCGCACAGATGCGCGCGGAGATCACCGCGCTCCAGAACGAACTGAGGGGCTGACGAATGGCTGAGCTGGCTCAACTGCCTGGGGTGTTGGATCTCCGCATCTACCGGGGTGATGACTCGAACTTTCAGGTGACGATGACGGACACGGAGTCTGGTGACCCGTTGGTGTTGCCGACGTCGGGGTGGCGTGCGCAGGTGCGTCTGGACACTGCTGTGACGAGCGAGGTTCTGTTCTCGTTGACGGTGGACGCGTCGGATGCTGCGACCGGGGTTATTGGTCTGTCGGTTGTGGGTTCGGATACGGCTGAGTTGGAGGGGCCGGTGTTCTGGGATTTGGAGAACACGGACCTGGATCGTACGTATCTTGCGGGGAAGATTCGGTTGTCGGGGCAGGTGAGCCGCGATGAGTGATATCACCGTAGCGGTCACCGCTCAGCCGGCCATCGAGGTGGGGGTTACGCCGACTGGCGCTACGGGTCCGCAGGGGCCTGCTGGGGCGACTGGTGCGGCCGGCCCGCAGGGGGAGACTGGTCCCGCGGGTCCACAGGGCGAGACTGGCGCGGCCGGCGCTACCGGTCCTGCTGGTGAAACTGGTGCGACGGGTGCCACTGGGCCGACCGGAGATACGGGACCGCAAGGTCCGCAGGGTGACCCTGGCGCTACGGGGGCTACGGGTGCGACTGGTGCAACGGGAGCGACCGGCGCTACCGGTCCCGGTGTGGCTGCTGGTGGCACGACTGGGCAGGTGCTCGCGAAGAACTCCGGCACCGATTACGACACGGAGTGGATCGACCCGCCCGAGGGTGGCGGCGGTGGTGCAGCCCAAGAGGTGCGTCACTCGAATGACGGCATCTACGACTACACCGGTACCGCGGCGAACGGGACCGCTGAGGGTTCGTCCGGGTGGACGGTCACCCGCATCACACTCACCTCCCCGGTCGTCGTTGAGACGGGTTCGGGGACTTGGACGGGCCGCGCGGGCCTGAGCTACTCGTAAGGGGCAGAGCATGGCTGAACGATGGGCTGTAGCGACGGGCAACTGGTCTGCGACGGGAACGTGGAACGGCGGCACGCTCCCCGCCTCCGGCGATGACGTCTACGCGAACAACTTCACGGTCACGATCGACCAGAATGTGGTGGCGAACAGTCTCCGCATCAACGCGGGTTCGACGGCGGTCGCGGGTGGCAAGTTCACCTGTTCGACCACGCGTACGGTCGCGTTGCAGGAACTGGCGGTCGGAGCGCACACGGGCACATCGACCGCGGTCCTCGAACTGACGGCCGGTGCCGTTACGCTCACCGTCGCCTCCACGATCACGTCCGATTCGAGCACGACCGGAACCGAGCCTCCCGCGATCAACTGCACTGGCGGCAGTCATGTGGTCACCGCTGACGTGACGGGTGGGGCGGCGGCTCAGTCGCGCGGCGTCGTGGTCACTGGCGGCGCGATTGAGATCAATGGCGACGTCCTGGGCGGGTCGGCCTCGACATCCTACGGCGTCCTGGTCAGCGCAGGCGAGGCGACTGTCAATGGATCAGCGACGGGGGGGTCGGACCCCTCAGCCGCTGCTGTACAGGTTTCGGCCGGCGCCGCGGCGACAGTGCGCGGCGATGTACGCCCTGGAACGTACTCGACTGGTGGTGCGGGGGCTCCCGCTGTCGTCTCGCTCGGCGTTCTCCGAGTCTCAGGCGACGTCTACTCAGGGGGCATGGCTGCATCGACCGGCCCGAACGGTTTCTTCCCCATCCAGGGAACCTGGACCGTCATCGACGGTGAGGACATAAGGATTCACCTCTACAACGACGACAACTACCCGTCAGGCAACAACGGGTCGCAGACCGTGCTGACCCGGTACGGGACCAGCAACCCGGCGATCGAGGACGTGCGCGCGGGAGTGATCTACGGCATCTCGGACCAGCTCGAGGGGACCCTCGCAGTCCCGCCTGCCGCGTCAGTTGCTGCCGGTGTCCCCACGGACGACACGGTGGGCACGGCGGCGCTCGGCCTGGCGGATGTGCTCGCCGGCACTGGCGCGCAGATCGCGGCGGCAACTTCCGGTTGAGGTGTGTATCACTGGTTGATACGGTCCCTCTTGCACACTGTATCAATCAGTGACACAGTGAAGGGCATGACAATGACCACCACAACCACCTACCCGGTCGGCGCAATCCACCTCGACGACGACACCGAATGCACGTCACCCGACGTGTGCGGTCGAACCGTCTACTGGGTGGGCGGTGCCCCACTGCACGAGTTCCCTACACTGGGCGAGTGACAGTCAGGGGCACCGTTCCCGCGAAACATCAGGCCGCGATCAGGCGTGCCGAGGCGGCGAAGGAACGTGCTGACCGGGCGTACCGGGACGCGATCACGGCAGCCGCGAACGACGATGCGTCGATCCGTGAGCTCGCCGCGTTCACCGGCCTAGCACCGAACACCATCCGCAAGATCATCGACGGCCGCTAACCGCCGCAACCCCTCAAGCCCCCGCAGTGTCGGGGGCTTTTCTCATGCCCCCAGGAAGGCGGGACCACATGGCTAAGCTGCCTATGCCGTTCAGTAACCCGGCAACCTACCCGGGCCACTCGGGGGTCGACTACCCACAACCGCGCGGTGCGGTCATCCGCGCATCCGGTCCGTTCACAGTCAAGACACTGTCACGAAACGGCAGCGGCGGGTTCTACATCTGGGTCCAGTACCACGGCGGGCCACTCGTCGGCTACCACCACATGGATTCCCACGCTGGCTGTCCGCCCGTGGGGTCAAGCGGCGGCGAGGGTGACCGACTGGGATTCGTCGGCAACACCGGCAACTCAACCGGCCCACACCTCCACTCGGAAGTCGCTGGTCACGCGACCACTTCCGGGTACTGGCAGTTCTTTGACCGCAGCCGCGTAGTCGGCGCCGGTTCGACCGCGGGAGGAAACGGCATGCTCGTAGTAGACGGCGATTGGGGTGCAGCGACCACCTCGAAGTTGCAGTCCGTCCTCGGCGTGACAGTCGACGGCCAGCTCGGGCCGCAGACCATCTCAGCACTGCAAGGACGCCTCGGTGTCGGCGTAGACGGACAGATGGGGCCGCAAACGATCGCCGCGCTTCAGCGGGTGGTCGGGTCGCTCGCAGACGGAATCCTCGGCCCCAACACGGTGAAGGCACTCCAGACGTACCTGAACAACGGGGGCACGTTCGGCGCAACCACCCCACCCCCCGCCCCCTCGGGAGCGCTCGTCGTTGACGGCTCATGGGGGCCGGCCACCACGACCGCGTTCCAGAAGAGCCTGGGTGTCACAGCCGATGGCGAACTGGGGCCGATCACATGGAAGGCATTCCAGACCGCCGTAGGCATCACAGCGGACGGCATCCCCGGTCCGCAGACGTACAAGGCGCTTCAGATGAATGTCGGGGCCACGGTTGATGGGGCTCTCGGTCCGGAGACCGTGAAGAAGCTTCAGGAGCACCTGAACGCGCGCAGGGGGTGGACGAAGGTCACACTCCCCACTGAGCCCGTCGCATCACCCGCGGAACCTCGCACACCCGTCTACCCTGACGCGATCCGCGGGTGGACCGTACCGCTCTCCAGCGACCGCGCAGCAGGTTCCGTCATCAACCGGCTCATCATCCACCACACCACGAACACCGGAGACGAGGAGCCGTACTTCAAGACGAAGAACGACCGCTCATCCTGCCCGACGTGGTATGTGAAGGCGAACGGTGACGTGATCGAGATGATTGCGCCGGAGAAGCGCCCGAGCGCGACAGGCTCCGCGAACACTTACTCGGTGGCGATCGAGACGCAGAACACCTCCGGCTCGCCTACGTGGGGCATCTCGCAGGACTCTCACGAGACGATCGCCCGTATTGCGGCGTGGCTGTCGAAGCAGACGACGTTCGGTGCGTTCACCGTCGACATCAAACTCGACCGGACGCACATCATCGGTCACAACGAGGCTGGCGTGAACGCGACCGCGTGTCCCGGCCCGTCGATGAATCTGGATGGAATCGTGGCGCGCGCCGTAGAGCTCGCCGCCGCGCCCGACCCCGACCCGGTGGATACGGTCACCCTCACTCGCGAGGCGTTCGACAAGATCCGCGCGAACCTCACCGCTGCGCTCGAGGCTTTGGGAGGTGCCTCGTGACCGAGGACGCACCCCCGATGCGGCCACAGGACCAAACCAACTTCCTCCTCGGACAGTTGACCGGTCAGGTGGGTTCGTTGCAGTCGTCTGTGGAGTCGAACACAAGCACGCAGGCGGACCTGAACAACTCGTTTCGGGCGGGCATCGAGAAGGCCCAGTCGACCGCTGACCGGGCACTGTCGCAGACCGAGATGGTGGCTCAGCGCATCCCGTCACGAACGCCCTGGTATCAGATCGGTAGCGGCCTCGCAGGGTTCGCCGCGCTCGTCCTCGCAGCCATCGCCCTACTCCCCAACTTGCTTCGCTAGGAGAACCCCATGTCTGACATTCCCAACGCCGCACAGCTTGGCGTGATCGTGAAGAACGCGAAAGCACGCGCCATCATCTACGGCACCTACGTGGTTGCCATCATCGTCGCCGGCGCCGCACAGGTCGCCTATGCGTCACTCGAGCTCGGACAGCCTGACATCCTTGTCGCGGCTGTCGCGGTCCTCGCCTATCTGGGTGTCCCTGTCGGCACCCTCGCAGTCGCGAACACGAACAGCGCCGGATGATCCGCACACCGTTCAAGGGGAACTCGATCCGCCTCGCGTTCGGGTTCCTGTTCTACTGGTTCTAACACTCACGCCCCCGGGCCTGCACTTCGGTGTCAGGTCCGGGGGCGCTTTCTGCGTTAGTACTGGAACGGTATTGTTCGCCAGTAGATGAGTCGCAGGTGTGAGCATGGGCCGGGGGAGTCACAGGGGGTGTCGTCGTCAGCATGGTAGGGGATACCTGGGGGAGTGACGTCGGTGGCTGGTGTGACGGTGGGGCGGTGGGTTTCCATACCCGTGTGAGGACGGTAAACGCTCCCCTGATACATCACCGGTACGGGTTGAAAGCGTGGCCTGCGCCGCCCTGCTCGTAGCCCTCATCCCACGCCTCAGCTTTGGCGTCTCGCATCATGGCGGCGATGGAGCCCTGCACCCACTCGACGAGTGCACGCCCGGCCTCGCCCGCGTCCTCGATCCGTCCGTCAACGGTCCCGTCCGGATGGATCGTGAGGAGCGGGGGCTCCCCGATAACAATGTCGCCCACGGGCACGCGCTTGCCAATCGCGACGCCATAATCCGTCTCGCTCATCACTCACTCCTGTCGGCGGCGCGGATGAAGTTGAGGACCGCGGTGGCGTCGTAAGCTCCGTCGATGGTGACCACGTTCGCGTCGGGTGATTGGTACCCGCCCCATGAAGGACCGGAACCGGCTTCAAGCGCCCGAGCCAGCAGTTCGGCGTCGCTCGTCCATTCGCGCTCGCTCATGACTCGCTCCTGTCGGCGGGCATGTTCCACGCAGGGATGAACGCAACCTCGACCAGTTCACGCAGCCGTTCGATACGTTCGTCCCGCCATTCGGTCTCGTCCTGGAGGACGACCCATCCGTCACGGTCGAAGTCGTACCGGATCACGATGTCGTCAGCGGCGCGCACATCCATCAATCCGACACGGATCTCCGTGGGGTTGTCGCCGTTGCGCGGGTACCAGAGTTCCGCATGAACCGTCTGGCGGTCCTCGCTGATGTACGGATGCTCGTCGAAGCCGCGAGCTTCGGTAGACTGGCTCATGTCAACTCCTTGTTAGTTGGCCATCGCCCCGGCCTGTTACCGCAGGTGCGGGGCTCTTCCTCTATCTTAACGGTTCGGGTTGCCATGCGGTAGTGAGACTACGCGGGAGCCTTGGTATCGGATGCGATAACACCCAGTGGCGGTTTAGTGGCTGTTTTCGGGGCTTACCTGTGACTCCCTGTGACTACTTCCCCGCAAAAACGCGGGAACCGGTAGACGGAAGTAGGCCCAGGTAACCGCGACTGCATACCAGACTGCTCAGCATTCGGGGGTTCGAATCCCTCACTCGCCACCAACCCCACAGGCCCGGAAAATCAACGAAACCGCCCCGCCAGTCTTCGGACTGGCGGGGCGGTTTTCTGCGTCAGTGGCTATTTAGTGGCGGTTTTGCCGGGTCCGCTTCGGTGAGGAGCGGAATGCGGGCGCGAACCGCCGCAGCCTCGTCGTGCTCTCCGAGGTCGTCTAGGAAATCCGCTTCAAGAAGGAGCATGTCGCCGGCAAGGGCACCACGCTGCGCCGCCGTAACACCCATACTGAACCCGGCCTGGAAAAGGGTAGGCGCCTGCTCGTCCGGCACCTGAGCTACGGCGCGGTACTCCCGCCACGCCTTAGCCGCCTCCCGGAACCTCTTGCTGAAGATCCAACGCTCGGTCATCGCTCGCCCCCATCGGGGCCGACGACACTGGCGATCGCGTAGGCGCGAATCACCGCGGCTGCTCTGTCGCGATACCTAAGCACCGTGTCGAGGGGGACCGCCTCGAACGTGTCGAGGTTCGCGCGGTTGTCAAAGTTGTACAGCGCGAGAGCACCCTCGTTCTGCGCGTAAAGGTTGACGTCGGTAGACTCTTTCATGTCGACTCCTCTGTAGTCGGCTCTTGCCCTCGGCCCGTCGCAATCGGGTCGGGGGCTTCTACGTTCACATTAACAGCCACCCCAGACGGTGGGGCGAGGGATGCGGATAGTTGCAGCATCCCTTTGCGGAGGGCGGCGATGTCGGACCGGGACCTGTACGCCCTGGACATGACGCGGGATGAGTGGCCGATGATGGCGGTGATGGTGACTTCATCGACTCCGGCTGCGTAGAGGAGGTCGACGGTGGTGTGTCGGAGGTCGTGGACGCGGACGTTGCGTTTGATGTTCGCGTCGTCGCGGATCTTGATCCACTGTTTGGTGATGAAGTCGGGGTCGAAGGGGACGCCGTTAGGGCGCGCGAAAACGAGGCCGTAGGGGCTGGTGGGGGATTGGTCCCGGTAACGCGTGAGGATGGACGCTAGGGGGTCTACGAGGGGCACGATGCGCCACCCTGCCCGCGTCTTCGGACGAGTGAGGTAGAGGCCATCGGTGAGGTGCTGGTATTCGAACCCGTCCGGGAGTTGTTGGCCGTCTGTGATGCGCTGCAACTGCCATGACAGGTCGAGAACATCTGTGACCCGGTCCCACTGCAACCCGAGCACTTCACCCCTGCGTGCCCCGGTGAGGATGAACGTCGCCCAGAGTGCGCCTTCGGAGGATTGGGAGAACACTTCGAGGAGGTCGATGGCTTCCCGTGCTGTGAGGGCGTGGAGGTCGGTGACGGCTTTTTTGGGTGCGGGTACGAGGTCGACGGGGTTGCGGGGGATGCGGCCTTCGCGTTCGGCGTCCATGAACGCTGCCGCCATCACCGAGTGCACGTTGCGTTGGTAGGTGGAGGACTTGGGCGGGTCGGCTTCACGCATGAGGGTGAACACACGCCGCACATGCTCCGGCTTCACATCCGGCAACCGCATCCGCCCAATCGCCTGCGACACCCACTTCAGATTCGACCGATACGTCGCCGCAGTCTTCGGCCGGCGCGTGGGTGTCACGATCTCACGCATCCAGTAGTCAAGGAAGTCGTCAACCTTGAATGATGCGGTGTGCAGGTCGCCTTGCTTCTCGAGCTGCCGGCGAAGGTCTGACAGTTTCTTCTGTAGCGCGGCTTGCGTTTTCGCGGTGATTTGTTTGCGGCGGGGTTTCCCGTCTGGTCCGGGTGGGAGTTGTATGCGTCCGATCCATAAACCGCGGGCCTCCGAGTAGAACAGGCCACCCTCACCCTTAGCCCTAGCCATCGTCGTCGACGATCCGTGAACGCTGCCGGGGTGCACTCACGCTCATGCTGATGCCCCATTGCGAGTACCGTCGCGCTAGTTGCTCGAACTCCTCCTGAAACGCGTTGAAGTCTGTTGCACGGACCTCAGCGACAGGCATCTCTACGCGCAGGTTGCCTGCTGGCGCGTCGTAGTACTCGATTCGCTCGCTCACCGTTCACTCCTGTCGGCAGGCCAGAGATAAGCCCCATTGATGGAGTCCTGGAGATCGGCCGACGCAATGCCTGGCTCGCCTCGATAGCCCATGTCGCCATACAGGCGGTACCAGAGGGAGTCCTCGCCCTTCTGGTACCGACGTTTGTGCTCATCGATTACGAGCGCCCCCACGCCTGCGTCATCAAGCATCTTGACCGGGGCGGGCTTCTCGGCTTGAATGACTGCCGCCTTCGCTTCACGCGCATACTCAGCCGAGTCCCGCATGTATCTACCCAGGATCGTGGGCCAATCCTTGACCGGGATGAACGATCCCTCTACGAGCACGTCTTCGCTAAGGCGCGCGACCTCGGCCTCCAACTCGGCAATGTGCGCGTTGGCTACCGTCCGCAGTTCGTTGTGCATGCTACGTAGGGCCTTGTGGTCAGCGACGAGTGCACTGATGGTTTCGGCATAGTCAACGAGGTCGGCCGCGGGGACGAGGTACTTCTGCCCGTCATCGGCCTGCACACCCTTTGACGCGAGCTTCAACGCGTGCACCAGGATTTCGTCCGCGTCCATCGCCGTGAGATCGGTCATCATGCCTGCCCCCTTGTTGTTGGTGTACCTCTCTAGTGTACCCCTGGCCCCTCTGTTGTGTCCAGGTGGACACAGTAGTTTCCGCGAGATTCCCGCGGTTTCTAACACCAGTCTACCGGTTTACGTTGGTTTCCGGTACCAAAGGTCGACAGTTCGATTCTGTCCGGGGGCGCAATAGAGAGTAAGGAACGGGGTCCACCTGGACTCCCAAGGTGTACCCGTTCCTGTACCCGAGTCAGATTTGGTGCACCTCACCACACGCCGTCGAGGCTTCAGCCTCCGGCGATGTCGGAGGTACCCCCTAACATGAAGAAGCCCCCGCACCTGCGCTAACAGGCCGGGGATCGACCGAACTGGATTGGAGTTCGATGTGGTTAACCCTACAGGCCGTCTGACCGACGAGAAATGTGCAATCGCGGAGTGCGGCAGCGACGCCAAGAAGCTCAGCCTCTGCTGGAAGCACCGCAAGCAGCTACAGCGAGCCGGCGTCCGCATCTACCGCCAGAAGCTCACACCTGCACAGCGTCTCGAGTACTACGGGTGGACCGTCACCGAGACCGGCTGCTGGGAGTTCAACGGCCCGAAGGACAACCGCGGGTATGGCTGGGTGAAGGTTGGTCGTGCGTACGGCACCGCCGCCGCGCATCGACTCTCCTACGAGACCTACAACGGACCCATCCCGGACGGGATGCTGATCTGTCACACCTGCGACAACCCGCCGTGCATGAACCCGGCGCACCTCTGGACCGGGACGCACACTGACAACATGCGCGACATGGTCGCGAAAGGGCGGCATCGGTCGGGCACTGCCAGCTAGTAGCACAGATTCCCAAGAGAGGGTAGTGGTACTTCGGGGGACAATCCGACTGCCTTTACCGAATCTTTACCTCACCCAGAGGTTTCTGGGCGCGGAATCCGTGAAATCGCGGCAACCGTTGTCCCCGGCTCAGGTTAGAGTGCCCTCATACTCACCTGGACCCAGTGAGTTACCTCGCCTATAGCCCAACGGTCCAACGCTTCACTCGGGGAGAACCACATGATCGACCGCGTCTGCACAGGCGGCGAATGCGCCGCCTACTGTCCCGTCTTCAACATCGGCGGTGCATGCCCGACGCCCATAGAGCTCGCACGCTGGTACCACGACACCGCGCTAGTTGCTCAGGGCAGCAGCACGCACATCAACTGACCGGAAGAAGTCTCCCGAGTCGACCCCCATGTTCGCAATGTGGCGAAGAAGCATGGGGGTCGGCGGGATGTTGGGGACCAGCCGGCC